AATTCTTTGGTGGTGACGAGACCGTTGCACCTCCCTGGATTGACCCTACTGCCGAAGATACTCCGCAAGGACACAAGCAATTTAACATTGATGATGACCTGCAAACAGGATCACTTGCTGATTATCTTGGTATACCTACTACGATTACTGGAACTTATGGTTCTGAAACCAAAGGCCTTCGTCGTACGCCTTTTTATTCTGCGAATAAAGTTTCCCCCCTTGGAAATTTAATGTTTACACATCTTGGGAATATAAATGCTACTACGGGAACGATTAATAAGATTATAGAAAAACAAGGTTCTCCTATATCTTCTATTCTTGTCGATGCTGCTCCTGTAGTTCCTAATTATTATGGTTGTAAGACTACCATTAATGCTATTCAATATGATTTTTCAGGCGTTCAGAGTACTAAAACGCCTATTGTTCGCATATCTTTGGCTGGTTTCCCAGAGTTGAAAGAATTTATTTCTACTGGTCGTTTGGGTTGTATATTTTCTTTAGATGGTTCAACTGCTACAACTTGTGCAAAAATTGATACTTCTGCTTTGAAGGATGATTATCTGGAACTATCTTTTAATGCTAGTTCGGCCATATCGTCTTTTGTATTTTATTTGTTAATAGAATATGAATCCTCGCGAGACACAGCATCTGATATCTTAACCGTTTCTTATGCTGCTCCATCGGGTACCTATTGGTACGGTATTTATGAAAAATACTTGAATTCATTCGATAATTTGGCTGTTTCGGCTCTTATGTCTTCAAATGAGTGGACAAAGCCTGTGGCTGCAAACTGCCCTTTCTACACCGCCAAGTCTAAAGTACTTCCGTCTATCCCGTTGTCTGCCTTACCATTCCGCGCGTACGAAGCTTATTATAATGCTTTTGGTCGTGACATTCGTAACAATCCTTTTATTGTTAATGGTAAGCCCGAGTATAACAAATATGTGCCCTCTTTGAAAGGAGGTAATGATACGTATAAATATCAGTTACATTATGCTAATTGGGAACCTGATGCTTATACTACTGCTTTACAGTCTCCGCAGGCAGGTATCGCTCCTCTTGTAGGTATTACATCTCTTGGTGAAGCAACTTTCAGAGATGCTTCCGGTACTGAATATCATGCTCAGCTTGAAACTGCTGACGATGGTGATACTGTTACAGGTTTTCAGGTTAAGAGTTCCAACGCTCCTGCTGATGTTGTCCGTAACCTTATTGGTATGGCTACATCTGGCGTTTCCATTTCTGATATTCGAAATGTCAACTCACTTCAGCGTTTCCTTGAAATCCGCATTCGTCAATCTCCGCGTTATAAGAATCTCGCAAAAGGACTCTTTGACGTGGATTTGGATTATGATGAACTTATGATGCCTGAGTTTCTTGGTGGTATTTCTGATACCATTCCTGTATATAAGGTAACCCAGACAACTCCCACAGAAGGAAATCCTCTAGGTAGCTTTGCTGGTCAAGGTTCGCTCCAATCAGGTATGCGTCACGTTATTCGTAAATATTGTCCTGAAGACGGTTATATTCTTGGTGTTATGTCCGTTGTTCCTGCAGCGAATTATTCTCAGCTTCTCGCTCCTCATTTCACCCGTATGAGCCTTTTGGATTGGCATTTCCCGCAGTTCAATAACATATCTTACCAGCCTATGTTATACAAGCATTTGTGTCCTTATCAGGCTTATGCTGTAAATCCTGCACATATTAACAATGTGTTTGGTTATCAGCGTGCATACTGGGATTTGATTGCCTCATTTGATGAAGTACACGGTGAATTCCGTGGTTCCATGAGAAACTTCCTTATCAATCGTGTGTTTGATAAAGCCCCCGAATTGTCTAAGGACTTTTTACTCGTAAACCCTGACCATGTTAATGATGTATTTGCTATGACATCGGAAAATGGTGATAAAATTCTGGGTAGTATTGCTTTTGATATTACTAAGAAGACAACTATACCTCGTAACTCAATTCCTCATATTGAATAATTATGAAACAAGTAGTAATTCATGCTTGGAACACGCATACGTGTACATGTACTCGAAAACCGGGCGAACTTCCTGTACGTGGTGACCTTGCTTACACTCCCGCTCAGATGTATGAAGCTGCTAAAGCTGGTGTACCTATATCTTCTCAGAATATTTCGCAGTTACCATCGAATGATTTTACTGACGAAGAGTCCTGGATAGTTCCTATCGAATACCGTAGAGGTCAGGATATAGCTGATATTTGGAATGCTCAACGTGATGCTCGCGCTAAGATTGTAGCCGCTTACAATGAAAAGCGCAAACAATTACAGTAATGGGAAAATTTTTTCAAGGTGCTGGAGGTGCGCTCATTGGTGGCGCACTTTCCGGTATCTCTAATTTATTTGGTGCTCATTCTCAGAATCAATCTGTTGACAAACAGCTCGCGGCGGCGCGTGAAGAAGCTGAGAAAACGCGTAGATGGCAAACCTCTGAACGTGAAGCTCAAAATGATTGGAATTATAAACTTTGGCAGGCCAATAATGATTACAACACTCCCGCTGCTGTTCAGTCTCGTTTGAGAGCTGCCGGTATTAATCCTGATTTGTATGCTACGCAAGGAGCACTGCAAGGTTCATCTATTCAGGCACAAGGTGGTCACACACCTTCTGGTCCTGTTGCTGATACTTCTGCATGGAATCGTTATAGACCTATTGGAAGTGTTGCTTCGCAGGCTCTTGCTGATACCGCTCTATCTGCTCAGGTAGCTAAAACTAATGCAGAAACTGAAGGTCAGAAACATACGAATGACATTCTTTCGTCTGATGCTTCATTCAGAGATGCTTTTAATCAAGGTCAGCTAGACACTATAGAGAGTACTATTCTTGTAAACGGTAGTAAGATTAATCTCAACGACGCGCAGGCTTCTCAAGCTCGCAGTATGGTCGAACAGATTAACGCGTCTATTCGCAAGATAGATTCGGAAATCGACCTTTTGATTTCGCAAGCTGCTGATGTTGATGACCGTATTTGGGAACGTCATGTTCGTGTAGCTTTGGATTCGTTTATCGAGCATGGTAAACTTAAGGTTATGCAAGGTCAGTTGAAAGTATCTGAGCAGCAGATTAAAATTGCCTTCAAGGAACTTGCCGCAAAATTGCCTCTCATGAAATCTGAAGAAAAGCGGAATCAAGCTTTGGCTTCATTCTATGAGGATTTAGGTATTAAGGCTAATGCTGAAACTGACCGTATACGTTTTGACCTTCTTCAGGATTCGAATTGGGATGATTTCGAAAGGAGCATGAAACAGTTGAATGAGTTACTTAGAGACATTGCCTCATTCATACCTTTCGCTAATCCTCGGCCATCTAATTCAGGCAAACCTCGAGAAAAGCATGAGACTAAAAGTTCTGATGGAAAATCTAAACACACTTATTATGATTATTATGATTAGTTAACACGAAGTTTTTGGTAAATAACTAGAGAATGTCTATTTTTGTACTGTTGAAAGTAACAATATTATTAACCCTTAAAACATTACATTATGGACATTCTTCTTCAGTATTTGAACATTAAGAAACAGAAACAAGAGTTTATTAAAGTTTGGGATGTACCTTGTTTTTTACTTCGTAAGGCTATAGAAGCAGGAATTACGGATAAAGCTGTGAATTTTACGGACTATTTGCAACAGACATATCAGTCTCCTTTTCTATTTGTAGGTATCATTGATGCGAAGTATTGTAACCGTGCGGCTCGTGCGGTATTCTCTTATGTTGACTTTTGTCAACTAACTTGTGGACTGGGTGAAACATCCAGCATTGACTAACTTGATATATGTAGCACAACTGACACATTGCTCAGCTTGTGTGAAAGATTTGAATGAGCAGCTCTTTTTGAGCTGCCTTGCCCAATAACAATTATAAGGCTACGGCCCTACGAAGTTTCCAACTTCGGTTTGCGTTCTTATCCATTCTGTCCCTTACTTCATCGCAAACATCAAAGCATATTTTTCCTTTTTTCTTTCGAGACGTGCAATAAAACAATGCGTAGGGAAAAATAGCGTTTGGCGTTCTGTGGTAAATGATGTTAAACAAAGCGTAGCGACTTTAACATCATTTGGCTCAGGTTGATAAACGATATTTTTAACTACACTTTATCTTTGCACATCTTGAGAGATAAAAGGAAATTATGAAATCGTGAGCGCGGTAGCGCGAACACCTCTCTGTCATCTTGGATGACGCCTCCGTATGCATTGCGTAACGAAGTGAAGCGCGTCAGGGATAGGAGCGAGTATCGGCGAAGCCGATTTGTTTGAGCGGATAGCCCGCCCGGACGCCCAAATAAAAAAGAAAAGATTATGCAAAACATTTTATGTGAAAAACCTAAATATATCTTAAATCCCGCTTTCAAGCAGGCCGTTTTACAAACTGGAAAATTTGTTTACAATGGTGACGAAGAATTTGTACCTGAAATGCGTCTTGCCGCATGGCGTTGGAGTTTCCCGTTCGCTCGCTTTTCCCCGAAAGGCATTGATTTTGAGAACCTTGCGTGCTGGCAGGATTCTTATTACACCACTGACCGTGACGGTGATATTGTGCCGATGTTTCTGGCAATTCCGTGTCGAAAATGTGCCTTGTGTCGAAAACGCAATGCTCGTGAATGGATGTTTCGCGCTGTTGCAGAAACTCAACACAGCCGCACAGTACCTTACTTTATAACGCTGACTTACAATAACTTACATCGCCCTTCTGACGGTGTCAATAAAGAAGATGTACAAAAATTTCTTAAACGTTTGCGTCAAATTCTTGCTAGAGACCATGGTTTTACTGAGGAAATTCGGTATTTTGCCGCCGCTGAGTATGGAAGCCATACGAAACTGCCTCATTATCACCTTATTCTGTGGAATATGCCTATTGCTTTCGGTGCTATGGATGTTTATAAAACTGTGTTGCAGGCTTGGTCTGTTCGAAAACGAGTTTATAATAAACTTACTCATCGCTTTGATTGGGATTATCTAGGCGAACTCGGTTTTGTTTATTGCAAACCCTGTACCCAAGGCGGTATTCAATATTGCATGAAATACATGCGTAAGGAAAGTGACATTCCAAAAGGCTGTAACCCAACATTTTACCTGTCCTCTCGCCGTGGTGGAGGACTTGGTTATAAATGGTGTCTCGACCATGTACTTTGGTTTTATCAGCATCCCGACGTTCTTACCGTTGAAATTGTGGACAAATTTACTGGCGAGCGTTTTTCATCGTTCATCCCTTCATACTTTCGTCGAAAACTTTATCCTACGCCTTCCCTGCTTGTTCGGAAAGAAATACGCGACACCATTCAGCTTGTCGATTATTTCTTGTCTATTCGTGCATGCCTCTGGCAGCTGCGCCTTGGTATGGCTGACAAGGAAGTGAATGTTACTCGTAAATATCTTCATGAGAAATTTCCGTTTTACGATTTTGACACCTGCGTAAACCGCTTTCCTCGCTTTATCATGGATAATGCAAGACAATTCTCTGCTTGTTATAAAGAAGACAGTCTGTTGGTAATCGAGAACATTCTGGACCCTATGCTTACCATGCTAAACGAGTATGAATTTGACACTAGTTTTTACAAACAGCTTACCTCTGCAAAACGAGAGCATCAGATGTTTGTAAGTCAAACAATGTCAACGCAACCCGAAATAGATATAACTTATGTTAAATATAAAGTAGATAGTGAGAATATTCTTGCTATTTACAAAGAAACTTTGTAACTATGCCGTACATTTATGCGAAGATATATCCGAAGGTGCTATTACAATATGAAGAAGATAAGATAACTTATCGTACTTTTGAAACACTGGATGAGTATATTTTATTTGTGAATTTCGAACTGCCCGGACTCATGCAAGATGACTTCTTGGTAGTTTTATCTAATAATTTTTGTTTTACTTAAAAATTTTTACATTATGGTAAAGTTAAATGTAGATTGCTGTTCAGTTACAGCGCAAGACAATGAACCTCGTGTTACTTTTACAACCCGTAGATTCCTTTCCGCTCAGGAAGAGATGCCTATTATTGTTGTTGTTCGCGAACACGTCCCTCTTTCTGCCGCCATGCAGCTTATCGTTACTGACCGTCAATTACCGGACGGTACATATGAACAATATCTTATTGAGCCGGAAGATGACTAAGCAGCAGATTTATAAAATCATAGAGCACGCGACTACTTTCATTCTTGGAGTAGCCGCGGCTATTCTTTTGGATAGCTGTACAGCTTCGATGTCTTTATTCTGGAAAAACCAGAATTCTTCTCAAGGTACGCAACAGTCAACCACTTCGCGTATAGATTCTTTGAAAACTCCTGACATTAATATTAAGTTTTAATTATGGCAAATATTTTTCGTAAAAAAGATGCTTACATTGACCGTGTCAACCGTTCTACTTTTGACCTTTCGTTCGTAAACAATCTTACGATGAAATTCGGTGCTATTACGCCCGTGTGTCTGCTTCCTGCGTCATTTGGTGATTCGTTCCAGATAAATGCTCGTTTCAATTTGCAATTGCTTCCGACTGTGTTTCCGATACAGACCCAACTTTATGTGCGATTACATTTTGTCTATGTTCGTACTCGTACTCTTTGGGAAGATTGGATGGAATTCTTTGGTGGTGACGAGACTGTTACACCTCCATGGATTGACCCTACTGCCGAAGATACTCCGCAAGGACATAAACAGTTTAATATTGATGACGACTTGCAGACCGGAACACTTGCTGACTATCTTGGTGTGCCTACGACTATTACGGGAACTTATGGAGGTTCTGTTCATGCACTTCGTTCTGAAGACTTTTTCAACTTTGGAAAGATAGCACCTGCTTTAAAATCGTCTTTAGTTGGTACTCCGATTGTAAATGACCGGCTATACGGCACACTTAGTGATATTCTCTCGGCTACCGTTCCCTTTAACAAAATCTTTGTCACAGACCCTACGCTTGTTAAGTCTTACGGCTATGAAACTCCTCGTTGTATTTGCATTCCGTTTAGCGTCAGATATGAAACTCCTACTCGGAATGTCACTATTTCAATCTCTCTGAGTCGGTTTGGTCTTTTGCGTCAAATGATTAGCGATTACGATTCAAACCCGAGAATTGGTTTCGTTGCTTATAAGGATGATAATAGCCCTAAATGTTGGAGTGCGCGATTTAATGTTGTTGATATAAAAAACGACACTCTCTCCTTTGATGCTGACTTAGGTGCATCCCTCTCGGCTTTCAAATTGTGTATGATTATCGAATTTCCTAAAGAAATTAATGAGAAGGATTATCTTCGTTCATTTTACGAACCCGGTTCTACTCTTACTATCGTAGCCGGTCTTACTCAGGAATTTGTAAATCAGCTTAATTCCTCTCCGATTAATGTCGTCTATAGATCCATTGAATGGGATAAACCACAGAAAGAGAACTGTCCTTTTTATACTTCTACTTCTGGAAAACTTCCGTCTATCCCGTTGTCTGCCTTACCATTCCGCGCATACGAAGCTTACTATAATGCTTTTGGTCGTGACATTCGCAACAACCCTTTCATTGTTAACGGTAAGCCTGAATATAATAAATACGTACCCTCTTTAAAAGGAGGTAATGATACGTATAAATATCAGTTGCATTATGCCAATTGGGAACCTGATGCTTATACTACTGCTTTACAATCTCCGCAGGCAGGTATTGCTCCTCTTGTAGGTATTACTTCTCTTGGCGAAGCAACTTTCAGAGATGCTTCCGGTACTGAATATCATGCTCAGCTTGAAACTG